GAACGATTACTGCTAACCCTGAACTCGCTGAAAAGATAGAGGAAACAAAACAAGCATTTGACGATTACGGTAGGACAGTTGAAGAAGAAACTAATCCTATGGATAAAATGATTAAGGAATGGAAAGACAGAGGCGAAGACCAATGGTCAGACGAACAGTCTTATGATAAGATTAGTCAACAAATGCAAAACGCATGGGAAAACATTGAAGTCGAAGACGAAGGTTTAGACGTTAGTGTTAATGTGCCTTCAGGTTTCACTGTCTTTGATGAAGTAGAAGTTCCTGTTAATATTCCTGGCGATGGAGAAGTAGAACCTCTATTCAAAATCAATATTGGACAAGACGGTAATGCCCCACTAGGAGACCAAGTCACAGAAGAAGACGTTAACATGAATACCACTTACATGGATATGAATGACGACTTTGAACCTGTCCAAGGTGACGGTGAAGTAGAAATCGAAGTACGAGAAGACCCTGAATCAATCGCAGAAGTTCAAGCAATGAAAGAATCAGTTGAAGAAGAGTATGAAGAAATCGTGATTCCTAATTCTATGGAACTACAAAAAATGACAAAGTCTACAATCGCTGAAGTTGCTGACAAGATTGGAATCACAGTTAGTGCGAATCAAACTAAGAACGCAATGATAAAAGACTTTGAGGAAGAAGCATGGAATCTTATTCAAGAAGCAGAAGCAGACGAGAACGCAACGGTACAACAAGATGAAGACATCATTAGAGATGGTGGTTACTTCGGAGAAGACGACTCTAAGTAGTCCTGCACCTCACAATCCAAACTACGACATTCCCAAGGGACACTTTAGAGTGAACATACCTTGGGACTGGTCATGTCGTATAGGACTCAATGGTGATTTAGATAGTGCACTCGTATACAAAGTAGAAGACGATATAGTGTTATCAGCAAACTACATGGACGAAGACTTCTATGGAGAAGCAAAACTTTATTATCACAAAGAGAATGGTAATCCTAAGTCTACAAAATTAGATTTGATTTATGATTCTCAATTCATAACGTTGCCAGAAAACGACTTTACAAACTACAGTGTAGGTGATACTATTAATATGGAATACGTTGACCCTGCACCAAAGAATGCCGTGTGGTTACATGGTATCAGTATGGACGAAGTATTAGAAGGTGAACGACACATACGGTTATCCAAAGGAGAAGAAAATGGATTGGACACTACCGACAACCCAAGTGATGGGCAAATTCAACAAGTGGACGGAGAAGGACACAGCACTCTTTAGAACTGCTTTGTCTAAAACTGGACAAGTAATAATTCAGATTCAGGCCTCCGAAGAAGATTACGACAAACGTAAAGTTCATGTAATCGAAGAACTGACAGAAGCAGGTTTTTATCACCAACATGAATTTGACATTATGCGTGTACCTAATGTTATACATTTAACATATACACCTAATAAAAATTACATTGTTGAGAAAGTATCAGTATAAATAATAGTATGAGCATAGAATACAACGACTTCGGTTTTACCGCTATGGACGCAGACGAACTTGCGACTGTAGATACTAAAATCGTAGAGAAGACAACCACTGCTACAGAAATAATCAATAAACTAGATGAGTTTATCAGACCTCTATTAGAGAACCTTGCAAAGGATTCAGATAAGGACTACATCTACTGGCCAAAAAGAGTCGAGATAATCAATAAGAAAATTGAAGAACTTGATTTAATTCAAAAAAATATTTAAAAACCCTATTGACGATGACATGGCTGTTATCGTATAATGGTATCTGTACTTGGCAATAAACCTTGGAACATATTCTAAAGGTCTATTGTCGTTATATTAACGGACGAAGTCCACCAATATTTCTATAGGAGAACAGAATGAAACAATTGGTTATATACCTACGTGAGAAGTTTGCAGACGTAGGGGAAGAAATTACTGCAACACTGGAACCCTTCATGTCTGATAGGGAACCAAACGAACCATTGGTTCTTAACCTTAATCAAGGAGAAGACAATGGCGAATCTTAAATACTTCCTAGACGGAAGTCACAAAAGCAATCCACAGAGGGAAGTCTTTCTTGTTGAAGATTTCATTCATGAATCTAGTAAGATTGGGAGAGTTAACTTATCACCAAAAGCATATCAAAGGAACTTTCATGCCGACAAAGCATGGCAACAACAGTTCTTGGTATCTTTCTTTGTAGAAGGAATTGTCATTCCTGAAATTGCATTGAGACTTGGTGAGAACATTCCCGAAGATTGGGATTCAGAAGTAATGGACGGTTGTCAAAGAGTCTCTACGATTCTTGCACTCGTTAGAGGTGAGGTTGATTTGCCTGAGGTTGATGCCCTTAAAGCAATTAAGTTTGAAGGTGCAGAAATGACAGAAGACCTGCGTGGACTATCTTACAAAAAGTTACCACTGGTTGCAAAGGAGCACTTTGGTAATCAAGGTCTAGGTGCAATGTTGTATTATGACATTGACTCTCTCAGAGCAGGGTTTCTTTTTACAGACGTGTTAAACAATACTAACACCCTGAACCCTCAAGAGAAGAGACAGGCGATTGCGTCAGCAATGTCTATTCAGATTCAGAACTGGACTAGGTATGATGATATCCACCCAATGTTTGAAACTAAAACTAATGGTGACTTGAAGTATATCAAAGGTGCTAATCATTCAAGACTAGACGTTGATAAGACTCTTGCAGAACTTGTTTACATGTTACAGAATTCAAGGAAACAAGACTTCACGAAGACTGGTACAACTGGTAAAGTCATTACTGACTTCTACAAAGAACAAGCAGAAGATAGTCCTGAGAAATTTGACAATGTCAATTTCGTCAAGAGAGTATTGACTCTAGTCAACCAAGGAGTTAGAGGTGTCAAGACTGGTAAAGAAATGGGACTGAAGCAGTGGAGAAATTATTCTTACCTAGTTGGTGAGATTACCGCAAACGGTAACAAGATTGACCCACTTGAATTCCTTAGAGTTTACATGAAAGCAGTTGACAACTTAAAAGCAGTTGCACCCATGGACGGTTTGACAGGTTCACCTTACGAATTACGTATGAGAGGTAACGGTGGTGAAGATACCAAAGTTGCACTTGTATTGATTCGTGATGAAATGAACGTGATAGGATTTGCTAAAGTCCTGCAAGACAAACAAAGGATATTCACTAGAGACCAAGTACGTATAGCATTCGATGAACAGGGTGGTATATGTGCAATCTGTAATGAAGAAATGCCTGAGTTCAACGAGGACGTACACGGAGACCATATTTTGTTATACAAAGACGGTCACCCAACGACTCAAGAAAATTGTGCCGCTGTGCACTCAACCTGTAATTGGAGAAAATAATGAAAAAATCTATCTATGAAAACAATGAAGCAGTCATGATGATTGTGGAGATAGGGCGTAACATGATTACTGCCTGTGAGAAGAACGCACTGTATTCAAATGATGATTATATGTGGAACACTGCTGTAGTAGCAGGTAACAAACTGTGCACTTTGGGTACAACTTGGGGTATCAAATCTGTCAAGGATTTGTCCAAGTCTGAATCAAAAGCAGTGCAGGACTTCCTTAAAAATAAGAAGAAAATAATGAAACTAGCTGTTGACAGTGACAGCTAGTTTTTGTTAGCCTTATAGTATGAATAAGAAAGTAATTATCTTCGATGTTGACGGGACTATTGCGAACGTTGAACATAGGAGACATTTTGTAAATCAAAAACCTGCAGACTGGAATGCATTTAGAGTAGAGACTGTAAATGATACCCCTGTTGAACATGTTAGTGATATCGCAAAAAGGTTTATCGCTCAAGGTGATGACGTTGCTTTCTTTTCTGCTAGGAACGAATCAGAAAGAGAGGTTACTGAGAAACAGATTGCTGAATGGATTGGTGAAGACCACAGTGGTTTGTTCTTGAGACCTGACGGTGATTTCAGACCTGACGAAGAATTCAAATCCGACTTGGCCGATAGGTTTGAGGAGTTGGGTGGTAAAATTGACTTGGTCTTTGACGACAGAAACAAAGTCGTTGACATGTGGAGACAGAGAGGAACCACTGTTGTCCAAGTCGCAGAAGGAGATTTTTAATGGAAGATAAAGTAAAAAAACTAAGTGAACTTGAAGACCTAAAGTGGGAACTTGAAGCACTGGTTGGCAGAGTCAACGAAAAGACTAGAGAGATAAAGTACATGGATATGCCTTCCAATATCTACATGGAAGTAGAGAGTTGGGCGGAAGATAACGGTATCTCAGAGGACGATATGGAGTGGAAGGTCAAAGAGGTTAGGGAAGCAGTAAACGCTCTTGAGAGCGCAATCTACGACCTTGTAGAACCCTTTGAAGATAAACTAAGGGATATCGAGAACGAACATGACGAACTCGAAATGGAAATCGAAGACGAAAAATATGAAATGAGCGCTTGACAGTGACATGCATTTTTTGTTAGCCTATACACATGATAGAGAATAAAGGAGAAAATATGAAAGTATCTGAACTAGTAAACGAAGTAAACCAAGAACAAGAGTTGCTTCAATTGTGTGATAAATTGTGTGAGGACTTACTTACATTGCATAACAAACAGTATCCAACACTTGATTGGTACAGTTATCGTTACAAAGTTTCACCAAAATACATAAAAGTTATTGTGTGTGAACATGGTAATGACGGTTCTGTTTGGGGATTCATAAACCGTAAACAGTTCCAAAAAGGTTTAGCGGGTATCACATTTGAATGTGGTGACGTTCTAAAAGCTGCTGGTTGGAAAACACCTGCTCTAAATGCTCCGAGAGGAAACTTGTTTGAAGGGTATGACGTTACTGTTGGTAACAGAAAATATGGCCCTGATTATTTAATATAGGAGAAAGTATGGCAAATCATTGCGGAATATGTGACACTAGACGCCCTGCAACGGGCACTAACCACCTAGTTTTAGGTGACCAATGGATTGAGTTCTGCCGTCCATGTGGTGAGACGGAAATGCTCACTAATGGTGAGACGGGTGAACAAAAATCTATCCTTGAGGTATTCTGCATGGGCGATACTAAACCTATATGGGAAGACGAATGAATTACACGTATCTAAAAGAAATCACCGATTGGGGTGAATACAAAGTCAAGAACCACACATACATCTTCAACGAGAAGAATCAGAATGTTGGTTATATCAAAACGGGAACTAAGGAAGAACTCTTTTACAAGACACCTTCCAAGTTGTTCTCAAAATCAAGACGTAAGTTTATCAAGTTAAAGCGATGAACATATTCTATTTACACGAAGACCCGAAAGAGTCTGCTCAGTTGCACTGCGACAAGCACGTGGTCAAGATGATTATTGAGTATGCTCAAATGTTATCTACTGCTCACCGCATGTTGGACGGTAAAGAATATATAGATGCATCTAGTGGTAGGCGTATCAAACGTTGGCGACACCCGAACTCAAACATGGAAGGAGTCTTATACAAAGCAAGTCATATCAATCACCCTTCTGCTATATGGGTGCGAGAGAATGCAATACAGTATCAATACATGTATGATTTGTTTGTTGCATTATGTAACGAGTATACCTATCGATATGGTAAAGTCCACATGACGGACGATAAACTCAGAAGTCTACTAGACGTTATTCCTCAGAATATTAAACTAGGAACATGGAGACAACCACCACCTGCAATGCCTGATTATTGCAAACACGAAGACTCTATAATTTCTTACCATAAATACTATGCAAACGAAAAGAAAGATTTTGCAAAATGGACTCTTAGAGAGACCCCTACATTTATGGAACAATATGCCTAGATACGATTTTTACAATGAAGAGACTGGTGAGTTGATTGAATATACAATGTCATGGCGAGACCTTGACGATTTCAAACTAAACAATCCCCACCTTAAACAACAAGTATCCGCACCACGAATAGTTGGTGGTACGGGTGACCGAGTCAAGACTGATGCTGGTTTTAAGGAAGTGCTATCCAAAGTCGGTAGCAAGTTCCCCGACAGCCCGCTCGACAAACGATACAACAATCAATCTGTAAAAGATATTAAGACTAGAGATATTGTCAAAAAGCATGTAGACATACAGAACAAAAAGAAGTAAAATAATATTATGACAGAAGTGAGATTATCAACATTGGATATTACTGAACTAGAAGACCTAGACCTAAAAACTGTTACAGAGAATGGTCAACGTTTCTATACTGATACCGAAGGAACTAAAAGATATCCAAGTGTCACCACGGTTGTAGGATTGGAATCAAGGAAACATATCAAAGCGTGGCGTAAACGAATTGGTGAAGAGAAAGCAAACAAGATTACAAAGTCTGCTACTTCACGTGGAACGACCATGCACCAACACGTGGAAGATTACTTACGACAAGAAAAAGATTTTATAGAATTCGACAACCTAATACATGAGGGAATGTTCAAAGGAATACGCCCAGTGTTAGACGAGATTATCCCCTTAGCTTTAGAAGCACCCATGTATTCAGATAATCTGAAAATGGCAGGAAGGGTAGATTGTATTGGAATGTTGGACGATGTCTTATGTATAATCGACTTCAAGACTTCAAGTAAGTTCAAAGAAGATTATATGGCGAGACCATGGTTCTTACAAATGACTGCTTACGCTCTCATGGTTGAAGAACTAACAGGGAAGAAGATAGAAGAAATTGTTGCATTAGTTATGTTAGAGAATGGAACGTTTCAAATCTTTACAGCAAACCATGAAGACTACATTGACGACTTATGTGCAGTGAGACTTCAATACAAAAACTTATACGGAATATGATATCAAAAAAAGAATTTACTGAACAAGTAGAAGTTCTACTTAGTAAAGGTGCTAGTGTTATGGACGCAATCATTAAGGTATGCGACAACAACAAGATAGAACCTGAATCAACAAAGAGATTGCTTAGTGACCCACTCAAAGAACGGTTGGAAGCAGAAGCAAAAAAACTTAATATGGTGAATCGTGGAAGCAATTCACAGGCAAGTTTAACAACATTTTTTAAGTGAGGTAATTATGAAGAATGGAGATATAGTCACAGTCATTACTGTGAGTGGCGAATACGTAGGTAGACTTACACACCTTGACGGTGGTAATGTATCTATCGATAAACCTAGAATGATATTACAAAACCCACAGTCAGGTGAAATGGGTTTTGCGAGAGGGATAGCAGTCACTGGTGCTGAGAATCCCGAAGAAGTTACATTTCAGAATGTAGTATTTGTAACACCAACAAACGAACAAGTTACGAAAGCATGGCAAGAACAAACTGGTTCAATCGTAACACCAACAGGGCCTACATTAGTTAAGTGACCTCTAGAGAAGGATTCGATGCATATCAGTTGTACCTTGGAATCAAATTACACTTTCATTCCAAGGACTACGACTTTGTCAAATACAATGGTGTAGTCAAAGCAGAACTACCGTCCTTCTTAAAACGTAAAGACAAATTTCACTTTGGTAAACTATCAAGAACATACAAACATGAACTTAAAGATTTCTTCATTGCAAATCTTTCCGAGAAAGACTATTGGGTAGGTGACTTGTTAGATAAAGAATCAGACCGAAGATATAAGAAGTGGAAGAACAATCGATAGAAACAAGCATACCTATTCAATACAGAAGTAAGTGACCTGCTTAAAACATTTAAGATAGATACCATATTGAAAGTAACAGACGGACAACACCCAAGACTTTTAAAATCTCTTATGAGTAAAAAAGTATCTTTGGAAACAGTTTGTATCATGGACGCTATCATAGGATTCACAAAAGATTGGGAACGACTAATTGCAGAGAAGGTAGTCTATCCTGATATGCACATTAAGATTAACAAGTATAAGTCATTCATACAGTATGACCACGAAGCGTACAAACTAAAACTAATAGAACTATGCTCACAATAGTAGGAAACGGAACAAACAGAATAATGCCAACTTATGGTGAAGATAGGTTTTGGGGTTGTAATGCTTTTTATAGAGACGCAAATCCCGAAATACTTTTTACTGTAGACATACCCATGCAGAGAGAAATAATAGAATGGGGTTATGCAGAAGCAAACAAAGTTGCGGTTGGGGATTGGGAAGTTATGCCAATGGATATGTTAGAACCATTGAGAATGGGATTTACAAATACCAAGATAGTAGAATCGATTTCGCCCGATAGTGAGTATTTGGTAGTACAGGGAGACGATGAAATGACCACGTTTCTTGGCCTTAGCAGCCCCCAAATGAAGAACATTATTATGTATAATAATCCTGAGCTCAAGAACATGTTTTGTGGAATGAGTGCATTAGGATATGCTATGCTTAATGGTGAAAAGGAAATCACATTGACTGGATTCAATGCTTTAGAAAATGATGATTATTCAAATCAGTACGAAGGCACAGAGAATTATTTACATAAATATAGTAGTGATAGCAGAGTCTTAAGTGCTCAGCAATCACAGTTCATTGCTCTACTAGAAGAATTTGAAGACGTTAACGTCTTTTTCAAAAACCCTCTTACAGGAAATGTAAAAGTGGAGTATAATGAATTATATTATTATGAAAATAGTGACAGGTGGATTCTTGGTCAAGGCTTTGAATCCGATACAATGCGATAAAATGCGATACAATGCAATACGATAGGAGAATACAATGTCAAATGCATCATTAGAAAAATTGAGAGCGGCTATGGAGTCCGCATCAACGCCCAATTCGGGAGAAAAAAAGTCCTACAATGACGACACTATGTGGAAGCCAGAACTTGATAAAACAGGTAACGGTTTTGCAGTAGTTCGTTTCCTACCAACACCCGAAGGAGAAGAAATGCCATGGGTCAGTTATTTTGACCACGGTTTTCAAGGCCCTGGCGGTTGGTATATTGAGAAGTCTTTGACTACTCTTAATAAGAAAGACCCAGTGTCAGACTACAACTCTCAGTTGTGGAATACTGGTGTTGAAGCAAATAAAGAGATTGCACGTAAACAGAAAAGACGTTTACATTATGTGTCTAATGTCTATGTTGTTTCCGACCCTAAAAATCCTGACAACGAAGGTAAGGTTTTCAAATACCGTTTCGGTAAGAAAATCTTTGAAATGTTGAAAGAAGCTATTTCACCTGCATTCGCAGACGAACAAGCAATCAATCCTTTCGACATAAGAGGAGAAGGTGCAAACTTCAAAATTAAAATCAGAAAAGTTGACGGTTACTGGAACTACGACAAATCTGAGTTTGATTCACCAGCACCTTTATTTGCAGAAGAAGATAAACTAGAAGAAGTTGTTTCTTCTCTACATTCTTTATCTGCTATTATTGCACCCGAAGAGTTTAAGTCTTATGAAGAACTTAAAGAAAAGTTCGACAGAGTCTTAGGACTAACTGGTGCGACTTCAACCTCTACTGCAGAGTCCATTGCTGAAGACCTTGACGAAGTGCCTTGGTCAGACGTAAACAAGGAACCCGTTGCAGAGGAACCTGTAATTCAATCTGCTGATTCTAATGATTCAGAAGACGCAATGGATTACTTCAAGAAGCTTGCTTCTGATTCGTAAACAGAAGTAACTTCGGGGGGTAGTGACTATGTTATGTGTCCTTGAGTGCACTACCCAGTTGAACTAAGACCGTGGATAACAATCTGAGGGGGTACTTAGTTAGGGAAAGGCAAATAGCAAACTTGCGGATTTGTCTGTAAAGAGCGGGAATGCAGTAATGCGTGGGGCGACTTTACACTTATTAAGAATATGAAAAGCGAATACTACAAAAACATTTTACCGTTCAATGAGAACGAGAGAGTCGTTGACCAATTTGGTTGGACTCCTTTATCAGTCATAACACCAAGTAAAGCGTCTAAGTCAAATTGGGAAGACGCATACTTGACTGCATATGAAGAGAAGAGAGGAGAATGTCCTAGACTACCAAATGGTTTAATGATGTCTGAGTTCCACGCAGGTCTGTGTGAGAACATTGTTCACTATTGGAGTATGGTTGGGGATACAATCGTTGACCCATTTGCAGGTAGAATGACAAGAGCATTTGTATCCGCTTCACTAGGAAGAGATTATGTTGGTTATGATGTATCACCAACAACTGTAACTAAAGTTAAATCAGAAATGTCAAGACATGCCTTTGACGGTCACTATGATATTGTAGAAGGTGACGGTTGTGAAATGTCTCATACTGATGATGAATGTGCACAATTAGTTATGACTTGTCCACCGTATGGAGATATCGAAAGATATGAAAGTGCAGACGGACAATTATCGGATATAAGAAACTATGAAGAGTTTCGTAATCGTATAGAAGTATGTGCCAAGAACATAGAAAGAGTTTTAGTGCCTGGCGGATTTTGTGTATGGGTATGCGGAGATTGGAGACGGGACGGTCAATACATACCTTTCCATTCTGATTGTATAAATATGTTCACAATGGCAGGTCTAAAACTTCATGACGTTATTGTTATGAAGAACGACACCATATTTGCAGCTTTACAAATGGGTAAGTGTGCAAGTAAAAGATATACTAGTAAAGTACATGAGTACGTTCTAGTGTTTCGCAAACAAGGGGAGTTAGAAGTTAACTCAGATAAAATAAGAAATAAGGAGCAGTCGTCACTGACTGATTTTTTTGAATAATAATATTATGCCACAAGTAACACCAAGACACGATAAAAAAAGGAACAAGACAGAATCCTTTGACCAAATGCTTAGACGCTTTAAAAAGAAGTGTGAGAGGGCAGGTATCGTTGCGGAAGTGCGTAGTAGAGAATACTATGTAAAACCCAATCAAAAGAAACATGAGGATAATCAGAAACGTAAGAGACGCAACTATCTTAACAAAGTTAGGGCAGAACAAGCTGAAGCACGTAGAAAACTTACGTCAAGATTTTTATAAACTATGTCTAAAAGAATTCCACAAAAACCTAAACCTAGGTTTGCAAAAGAGTTGTTTGTAAAGGATTCGCCTTATGGTCATAAGGTCGAAAGAGACCGAACCAAATACAATAGAAATAAACTTAAGCAGGAACGGCTGATAACCGACTACCAGTAGGGTCTGTATCTCTAGGTGTTGGGTTTACTCTCTTCACATTAGTATTAGACGCATTCGTTGTTGGTGCATTGATTGTAGTTACTACTGCTTGATTCATTGCTTTCTTCTCACCGTCTCTAACTGATTGAGTTGCGTCCCCAATTATTTCATAAGATTCTGCTTCACCTCTTGCTTGTTTCATGCTCTCTTGGAATGCTATTTCTTCAGCGACAGAACCACTTGCAGTTCCGCTAAATCCACCACCACTTGTAACACCTTCTGCTTTAAGTGCGTCTCTATACTTTTCTGAACTTTCATACGTTGCGAATTCACGCATTCTTTGATTGCCGTCTTCATCAAGAAGTGCCTCACCTTGTGCATTTACCATGGCTTCTTCTGAGTAACCAGTAACGTTAGCATATCCTAATCGAACTTGGTCTTCTGTAGATAATTGGTCTATTTCGTCTACAGATAGAGTAGGTTGGGCTCCACGTTCCATTGCTTTTTGATTTGCAGGTGCTTCTTCCATTGGTGGTTCAGAAGTCTCTTCACCGAATAGTCTATTGACTAACCAGCCAGGCAAAATCTTTTCTGCCATACCTCTTAACATTTTACCAATATCAATATCAAATACATTCTTAAAGAAATCACCTATTGCCCTAAACGGTGCGAGTAGTAAATCCCATAGACCACCAAAGATATCTTTAATACCTTGGAACATCATATCGAAGTCACCAGTGAATAGTCCTACAAAGAAGTCATAGAATCCACCAAAGATATCTCCAATTGTTGATATGATATCCATGAAGTAACCAACCACTGTATCGACAGCGGCTCTAAATCCTTCTGATGAATTGTATAGGTAGATTGCACCACCTATCAGTAATAGTGCAAGTGCACCAATCAATAATGCAGGGACTGATAATCCTAAAGCAGCTGCCAACATTGATACACCAGTTGCGACTAGTGACGCACCAGCAGTTACCAATCCTACTAGTAGAGTAGCAGTAGACGCTAGAAAAGTTTTCATACCTCTAAGAATATTCATTGACCCCGCTTTAAAAGCTGTGAATCCTGCTTGTAAACTTGCAACACCTTTATCGAAACCACCCTTGATTCCCTTCATCATGTTACCAGCGCCTTCTTTCATGCTACCCCAAACTTTACCGAGGTCAGCATTTAATTGTTCAGTTACTGCAGAGAGTCCACCTTCTTTGAATGTTTCACCAATACCACTGAAATAAGTTCCAGTTGCGCTAAGTCCTGCCATAACACTTGACGATAATGAAGAAAGAGCACTACCAGTTGCTGAAGCAAAGTTTTGTAACCCACCAACAACATCACCGAATAAGTCTTGGTTACCGAACAACATACCAACACCATTTATCTTTTTGACAACAGAATCAAAAGAATCCATAAGGTCGAAACTTGTAAGTTCTTTTAGTCCGTCACTGAACTCGCCTAATCTTTTTCCCGATTCGTCATTAGTTGCTTTTAGAATTCCTTCAAGTTCTTTATTATAATTATCTCTAGATTTCTTTTCTTTTTCTAAAGCAACTTCTGCTTCTTTTACTTCTCTATCCTTAGCGGCAAGTATTCTTGTTTTCTGCTCTTCTCTTTCTTTTTCCGCTTGTTTGAGCGCTTCGGTTGCGTTGTTAAGAGCTTGACCTTGGAGACGTGATTGTTTCTCTTTTAAAGCTGCAATCTCTATATCTTTTTTACCAAGGTCATTG